CTTCCAAAGAGAGACCTGTTACAAGACCTGTAACGGGACGCAGTTCAGCACCAGATCCACCACCACCTTCAATTACTGCTGTTGTTGGTGAGGTGAAATACTGATCACCATTAGACAGCATTTGGATGTACTGGATTGAACCAGCAGGTGCAATCAAACTGCCATCTGGTGCAATTTCATCCTGTTCATACAAGATTGCCTTCGCAACAGCGCCATAACCAGAACCTTCAGTTTCAATCTTAACTCTGAAAGGATCGTAACCCGATCCAGGATCCAATACCTTTACAGCAGCAATTTGACCATTCCTGATAACTGGTTCAAGAATTGCCTCACGGATTGGGGTACCACAATTACCGATCTTTAATTCTGGGGGATCTGCTTGAACATAACCAGTTCCCCCGTTAATAACATATACGTCTTTTACACCAAACGTACTGTTAAAAACGGGTTCAATGACTGCTCCCGATCCTGGTACAACTCTTGCCATTTATTATCTGATGTCGATGGTTCCATTCATTCCGCTGTGGATGGTGCACTGATAATACAGTGTATTAGGTGCATCTAGGGGAACAGTAAAGGTTTGAACGCCTGTTTCAGATCCAGATTTTCCAGTCGTGTAAGCAGTTTGACCTAAACCTGTAGTTGATTGGATTCTCAGGGGGTGAGCACCACCAGACAAATTGTGGAAAACATATGTGAATCCACGATAGAGAATCAGTGTGGGATCAGACGCGCCAGGTCCAGGGAGTCCAGGTCCTTGGACCGTATAGTTAGTGCTACCTACAGCACTGAATCTATACAGAAGTGCAGGAGAAGGTTGGTGAATAGTCGAATTGTCGTGACCTTTGATGATCGAAGATCCGACAGGTGCATTATTTATTTGACGACGGAAACCGTTGTCAACATCAACAAATGTGCTGCCATCGTTTGCAACTTGGATTTCACCATCGGTGTCAATCTTGATACGCTTGGTACCAATTTTAATTTCTGCACTATCAGGAAGTTCCAAGTTGTTGGAAGCATCCATTGAAATCTTTTTAGTTCCACCAGAACCGAAGCGAATCTCCGCACTCTCAGGAACCTCAAGGTTGCCATTGGCATCAAACTTAAGTGCTTTGCTTGCATCACCACCAAAACGAATATCAGTTCCAGCAGCAAGATCAAGGTTACCGTCACCATCAACACCAATAATTTTGCTAGAAGTCACATCACCGAAACGGATAGAACTGTTAGCAGGCAGTTCCAGAATGCCGTCCTCGTCGATCTTCATCTCACGACCAGCACCAAAGTTCAGACCCTGACCACCAAGGTCGATCTTACCTGCCTCATCTTCGGAAACAATACGGTTCTTAGAAGTGATGTGCAGAGGATTGGTGACATTCAGTTCAGTAGACTGATTAGCAGTACCAACTGCAGCAACACGGATAAAACCACGAGCAGGACCATTCTCTGCAGTGAAGTCAATGAAACCAACTTCAATTTCTGTACCAGTAGAATCTTTAATAGTAAGTTTGGTATCCGCTTTCATCGCTTCAAAGCGAACACGGAACTTCTCTTCTTGTGTAGAGTCTTCGGAAGCAAGTTTCGACGAGATGGTACGAGTTGCACCAGTATCAATAGATTGTACTGTGTGCTGCTGTCTCTTCTGACGAGTGATTTCTTGAGTTACGTTATCAGTAGAAAGACCAGTGTCGTCCAACCAAATAGTTGCGGCACTAAGATAGAGGTCACGGAACTTGAGTGAAGAAGAACCCAGGTCATATGTACTATCGCTATTAGGCAAAAAGTGAGCACTAATGACTACATCATTAGCAACATTGTTCGACAGGTTCGTGATGGCAGTGCCCCCTTCACCACCACCTTGAAGATCATCGCCAGGTTGCCAACGTGCATTAGCATCGTTCCACTTCAATACCTGACCGTTTACCAAACCCGCAACGTTAACATCTGTGAGGTTTGACAGCGCAAGTTGACCCTCAGTGAAAACCGAACCATTCCACTTCAGGACTTGATTGGTAGAGGGAGACCCGACGCTGATTTGCAGGTTAGTATTGTCACCAAGTTGAGAGTACAACTCATTGATGACGTTGTTTAGCTTAATAGCACCGTCTCTTAAAGTGTCGCCTGTTCCGTCATTCGCGGATACACCGACATTTATGTTCTGCTTTGCCATAGTTGGGGGTCTTTTCTACAGTTGTATTTATGTCATATCAAAGTTTTCTGACGTGTTGTCAAAGAATAGATTTGACCTAGTAAAGTCTGGGTTATTATTGTCCCTATCAAACTCAACTTGAGTCATATCATACTTACCAATATCGTTATCCCACTTCAAAATTGCAGAATAATCGATCTGAGTACCACTACCAGTTACGGTAAGGATTGCAAGGTTTGATGAAAGGGGTGAATTTTGAGCAGCAGGTGCACCAATCGGTCCTGTCAAGACTGCTCTATAACGATACCCCGTCATAAATGCCAGAGCAGTAATAGTTAAGACGTTGCTAGTTGCACCTTGAATGTTTGCCCAAGCAAATCCGCCATCGGTAGATACCTGCCATTGATATCCAATAGGACCATTTTCAGGTTGAATCTCTGCCAAAACGGTAAATGTTTGTACATTGCCAGAAGATACCGTGGCATTTGTTGGTTGATTGGTAATGACTAGAGATGGTGGTTCTGCACCACCTTCACCTTCTTCACCACCTTCTCCACCGCCTTCAACGATGGGATTGAATCCATCATTTTCTGGAATTGATAATGCTTCTTTAGATGTGGTACCAAAGATGAATGGGAATACGGGATTATTGTCTTCATCTACAGTGAGAAAGTATGCCCAGGTTCCGCTAGGAAATTCTGGAGTAACACTGTATCTACCATTATGTGTATCTAGTTTTCCTTCACCACCAATATATTCATAGTCCTGCATAAACACACCCGCAGGATACTGAGGTCCATATGCAGGTCTTCCTGGTGTCTCATTAGTTCTTACTTGATAACCAGACTGCATTTTGACAACCGATGATGTGTTGTCATTGGGATCACTATATGCCCAGGGTCCATAAACAGGATACCCATCAAATGCAAAACCTAAGATCTTCGAGTGACCATCGGGATGACGGAGACTATCACCATTGTACTGAGAAGTACCATAGTAGTCATTGTAAGTGGTGATAATTGAATTAGCATTCCAACATTCTAAGAAGTGACTGTCGTGATAATGGTACTGACCAGTTTGCTCAGGATGACCACCGCAATTATCTTCTCCAAAGCTAATAGCAGCATTAGTGCCTGCTGCCACATAGGAAAATCCTTGTGGTGGGTTACCACCTGCTCCAGCACTAGGGTTAAAAAAGGCAACGCCGTTTGCAGCGATACCAACAATACCCAAACCGAAAGAACCACTATTAGACGTGTTCTCTCCACCTCTGTAAGTGAATTGATGGGAGAAGTTGTAAGCAGTAACTGTATTTGGGTTATTGTCATTCGGGAAGGTACCATAGCCCACGGGGTTGGGTAAACCATCCCCCGTGACTGTTAACACTTTCGTTGCTGGATTGTAAGATCCGTTTGCCGCCATTTGACTTTTCTACTATTTAGTTGTCGTCAAAGATCTGTGTCGGTGTGAACGATGCGAATACGGTAGCACCAACGTTGACGTTGAGGACTGCTGCCTGCGAGAGGAGCGGTACAGCGCCAGGTGATGTGATACCGACGCGATACTCATCTCTGTCGTCGCCCTGAGAGGTCTCTCCAGTGCTGTAGGAGTTGTTTGTAGCGCCTGGGATGTTAGTCCAGGTGTTAGTGCCATACTCCTTCTTCTGCCACTGATAAGCGAGACTTCCAGTGCCGACGTTGATGACGTTACCCATCTTGAGATGGTTCGCGCAGGCGTAGTAGAGAGTGCTAGGTGCATTGTTAGCAACCGTGATGGTAACGCTACGCTGTGTAGCGGTATCAAACCCAGCAACATACGCTTCATAATTTTCGACCACAGCATTGTTGAGTCTGTACTCAACACCAGTGTCATAACGATCACTACCACCATAACCATCTTCGCTAGTCGCGAAGTAAATCGCGTGCGTAGCGTTGGATGCTTCAGTTTGATTAAATCTGTAGGTAGCACCCTTAACAAATGTGAGAATCGGTGCCTCGGTGTTCTCAGAGAACTGACCGCCCTCCAGAGAATAACCTTTACCACTTCCTTCATTGTAATAGGGGTGGTTGACACTCTTATTCTGAACCAGAACATCGTAGGAAACGATATTGCTGATGGTAACCTTTGCTGCAACCGCGAAGAGTGCTGTTTGACCCTGGTTGACGGTGACGCTAGCGGGTTGTTGAAGAATCGAGATGAAATTCTCAATTGTGCCAGTGCCAGTGTCAACAGGAATGAAGTTGGGATCGTAAATATCAATACCACCGTTAACTGCAGGACCCGTGGGACCAAGGAAATTATCAGGAACAGTTGTATTGACCTGAACAGTGGGAAGTGCATAACCCTGACCAGCGTTCTTCACGTCAATACGTGCGAGACCAACCAGTGCCTTGATGCGAGCACCAAAACCAGAGGAAGAAATTACATCAACCTGAGGTCTGTCGCTGTAACCATCACCAGAACCAGTAAGAATTGCCTCGGTTACGCGCCCGCGTGTAATCTCTGCAAGTGCTTGAGCACCACGACCCTGAACTGCACCAGAGTATTCAAATGTGATCAGAGAGTTGGAAGATTCGATCAGAGCGACTGTTCTGTTCTCTTCTTCACCTTCGATGATCAGTTCGTCACCAGCTTCGATCGGAGGAACGACTGTTGCCGCGATAACGTCAACGTCAGAACCGATGTAGGAGAAGGCAACGAAGGTCGAACCTGCGCGAGGAATCTCAGAGAAGATGATTCTAGAACCAACGATCTCGAAACCGATTCCTGGTTCCTGAATAACACCGTTCAACTGACAGATGATGTTGTTCTCAGGTCTGATCGTGTTGGACTGAACACCGTCAGTCAGAGTCAGCGAGTAGAACACACCACCAAGTTTCAGGTTGAAGGAGTTACGCAGCGAGTCGAAGTCGAACGAGATGTCATCCAACTGACGCAGTTTGCCCATATAGACGCCGTGGAAGGTGGAACCAACTGCAGGTGCTTCAGTGAACTGGATATTGTCCGAGAACGCTGTGAAAGCGTAGTCTGCACCAGGAGGTTGGAGGATACCGTTCACGAAGATCATCATATGACCTGCGGGATCGGGGAAGTATGCAGTGCCGTTATCCTGAGTTAGTTTGAAGTTCGTCTGAACACCGTCGAAACCCCTGAAGTAACGAGCAACGCGACCACGGAGGAATCTTGCTTGCGAACAGGCACCACGGAATCCATTGTCACCAATGATCTGAGCATTCTTCTGGAATGTACCCTGGGTGCCTTCCAAATGCAGAACTGCGCGAGTACCAAACTGGGAGATCTTAGCGATCTTACCGTATGCCGATGTGGGCGTAATTGTAACAGCACCAACCTGTGTATATACGGACGGGAACAGGGATCCAGGAGGAATCTTCGCGAGCGTATAGTTGGAATTGGATGCAATATCGCTAATGGTTACACCCTCAGGTGCTCCAGTCTCGTTCGCGATATAAACGTAGTTGTTATCCGTATCCAATTCGGTAACAGTTGCTGTCCAACCGATCTGAATACCACCAGAGAGGATCTGGAGAGTATCACCCACGAGGAATGTGTCACTTACACCCGTATCAGTAATCAGAGAACCATAAGTCAATCTTGTGATGTCTCTACCGTGTACATACTCACCGAAATCTGGGAGGGTAACAAACGATTCAATTTCAATGATTTGATCGGTAACAGAACCGTAGATGACATCACCAGGTGCCCACTCACCCGTAACAGTTTCAATATCATATGTGATACGACCGTTTTGGTTGTCGATCAAAGCACCATTGTTATTTCTAACGATTAGTGCATTTGCCTTAGAGGGGGTATTAAAGGAGAAGATCTTGTCCGTCGCGATGAATTCGCCCTGGCGGAAGTTAACCAAGATTCTGTCGTGCTCAGAAACATAGTCTGCAGTTGCACCAGAGGTTGTACCCTCAAGCGTACCTGAGAATGTGCCTTGGGGAGACAGGATCTTGACATAAGTTGCATTATCGGTTGCAAGGATGACACCTGTATTTGCGGTAGCACCTTGTACAACGATTGCCTCGCCGTTCGCGAAGGAAGCACCACCGACATTGGCAGCACTAAAGTTATTCAGTTCAAGGTACTTGACCTGGTACATAATGTCTGCCAGGTTATCTTGTACGCGAACAATTTCAGCGTAAGATCCAGTGGTAACACCGTAGATAACGTCTGCGAGGTTAAATCCACCATTAATAGGTGTAGGAACGTCGCGATCACCATATGTGGTAGTTACACGCTCAATACCAGTGTCTCTGAAGACTTCTAGGGTATGAATCTGACCAACTACACCTGGGGTAATGGTGAGTGCTTCACCGTCAATATATTCTGCCAAGTAGATCTTGGTGGAAGTAGTAGACGGGTGGATGTAGTAGAACTCACGATTCAACTCAGGAATTGCAGATCCGAGAACGACGTACTTAACCTTGTCATATGCCTCAAACGGATGGGAGGTAACATCAATACCATTACCAGAGACTGCAACACCTGCGTCGAAGGTGTACTTAATGTACGCGGACGGATACTGAGAACGCTGTAGAGCAGTCAGAATCAGGTGGAACAGTTGATTGAGTTTATGAACAGAAGTTTCGGTTGCACGAAGCTCTCTATCGGTATATGTGGGTTGATTAGACCAGGTACCAGGGTTGGGAGCATTCTGGCGAATAACCGCACTCATATGATCACGCAGGCGTTGTGCGTGATAAACCAGGCGAGTTCTAAAGACTCCAGGGAATGCGATGAAGTTTGCTTCAGAGTCGAACCAGCTATTTGTAAGTTGAGTTACTCTTGCATTGCCATCGGTGACAAAATCATAGATGACTGCCTTAATGATGGGATCTGCAAACTCAATGTTTCCTTGATATCCAGGATACTGGGACAATGTTTGCTCAAATGCTTCGTATCTGATGTACGTATCGTTATACAGGAGAATGCGAGCAGTCTGATCATATTGTCTGGTACCCTTACCGAGAGTCTCAAGGAGGATATCGAAGAGAGTGTTGGAAGCAGAAAGAACGTTGTAGCAAGTACCTGCCGCGTAGACGGTATTGTTTTCTACAGGAACTGTTCTAGTAATGGTCGTGAGGTGACTACCATTACCTGCAGCAGCAGTATCGATAGTGTTAATCAGAATATCCCAGAGGGTAGTAATCGTAGAAGCTTGTGCTACGCAAGTTCCGCTGTCATCAGTTGCGTAAGTAACCGTGAGGTCACGCTCAACGCCACGATCGCCAGTCATTGGCCATTCCAGAGGCAGAGTTCTGGTAATGCCGTCGAGATACCCTTGAGGATCGGCAGTGTTGTTGAACAAGTTGATAACGATGTTCATCAGGGTATCAATCGCAGCAGCTTCGTTCACGCAAGCACCAGGGGTGATTGTCGTATCAATTTGCTGTGTACCTTCGGTTGTCGCGTTAACCATAACAGTCTGACCACGCATTACCTGAGTAGCAATAATGCGTGCCTCACCGAAGATGTATCTGGTTTCATTCGACTGCGAAGTGACGTGATTGATAGCGTTCGCGTTAGTGATATAGAACTCGGTTGCGTACCAAACTTTGTTGTTACCACCGTGTCTCAGATTGAAGCACATTGCCTCAAGCACGTCAATAACGTCATCAACACAGTTCTGATAACCACCAGGGATGGACAAGGAGGGGAAGTTGATCAATCCACGTCCAACTGCAGTTGTAGCAATGAATCTGAGATTGTTCAGGATTTCATTAGATGCATCATAGAAACCATCGTCGTTTGCGTTCTCAAAGTATGTGTCACGAGGAACGGGTTGACCCAGACCAGAAGTCGTAGCATCCTCATAGGGTACGAAACCAAGTCTGTTCTGCATCGCGAGGATTGCCATATCGCGTGCCATCTTGAAGGCATACATTGTCTCTTCAGACTGATTCGCGACGTGCTGAAGACCCATATCTGTATTCAGATAGAGTGCTGCAGCATCATAGGTCTCACTGTTACCACCAAAACGAATGTCGTGAGCGATTGCCTCAAGGATGTCAACGATGTCATCTTCACAATGATCCTTACCGCCAGGTACCTTGAATCCGTTGGTTGTGAACGCTGACAACTTAGTGGTTATATCAACTGCTTCACCAGCGATTGCCCTTGCGTTACGCAGGATCATATTAGAAGCATCAATGTCTCTATTAGTACCTGTGTATGCCTTAGGATCAATAGTAATGGTAGTATCACGATATGCAGATTCATCAGTCCACTGTGCTTGATAATAATCAGTTGTGTCTAGTGCAATATCGGTGGGGTTTTCATTTCTGCTGATCAGCAGGTTCTGAATTGCTTTCTCAACCAGACCCTTGGCAAACTCAACAGCATCAAGCATTGGCAGGAGTTCATCTTCGACATAAACGATATTCGTTTGATTGTCGAGATAGAAGTCAATGACTGCCTGAGTTTCAAAGTTGCCACCTGTTACCAAGTCACCTGCGATAGCAGGCAGAATATACTGTTTGAGGTCACGTACACACTTGGTTCTACCACCAGGAATGGTCAGTTTATTGACAGTGGAGAATCCAACCAAAATGTTGTACTTGTCCTCAATGTAGGAAACAGTTTCATCCGCGATAAAGTCACGGTTGAAGTAGATCAAGTCTGCTGCATCACGGAATCTGTGACCTGTAGGACCAATGATATCGAGCATATCATCGACCAGATCAGTAACAAAATCTTGTACTGTCTGAGATGCAGGAGATGCGAAGTAGTTGGGGACACGTACGCCAGTGGAATATGCGCCAGACAGATCTGCTTCGTCCAGAGTGATTACATCGACACAGAGTTTTGCAACTTCTCTCCAGACAAAGATTGACTGAAGTTGCTCACCACCAATGTGCTTCAGAGCACCAGATCCTTCCAGATATGCACGACCAACAACGGTGGTTTCATAGTTACCACCATTGATCATATCTTCAATGATTGCAGGGAGGATATACGACTTAGTATCGCGAAGGCAGATATTTTCGCCAGCATAACCACCAGCACCGTCACCTGGAATGACAAAATCGGGATAACGATTTCTCAGGCGACCAACTGCTTCTTCAGCAATCCAGTTGATGTTCTTGCGAATGACTTCAGCACAATCTCTAAACTCCTGACGACCCAGATCAACACCTTCAGTGGTGATTTCGGATCTCCAAAGTTCAACTTCATCCGCAGTAGCAGAAGAGATAGTATGAGCAACATATGTTGCGTAGATTGCACCATCTTCAAGTGCGAAGGGTGCTTCACCCAGAAGTGCGAAAGATACACTCAGATCATTATCATTGAAGATGATGGGGGGAGTAAACGCAGAAGAGTAGCTGGAGGTTCCTTTTCTGACGATCAGGTTATCAATCCAACCACCGAATACCTCACCATTAGAGTATGCAGCACCAACTTTAATTTCTTTGTCTACATTGTAGTTGTTAGTGTCTGTATAATCGC